AGAAAAGTAACCCTATATAAAGATATGGTTACCGAACTTCCAAAATCGATCCAACCTACATCAGCAACTTGGGCTAAGAAACACATCTTTGGATTCTCTGACGATGAGATCAAACTTGAATTACAACAGATTAGAATGGAAAGAGCAGTATCTGCAGAACTTGACAACACAGCAACTATTATTACTAAAACGGGTGTGTTTGATACTGTGGATAGACTATACAAACCTGTAACAGGTGGAACAGAAACCGCAGCACCTGCAGCAGGTGCAGAGGCAGGAGCACCACCTGATTTAGGGGGAGGGGCACCACCACCTCCACCAGCAGGAGGGGAAGCACCAATCCCTGAAAGTGTAAAAAAAGACAGATTTAAATTATTAACGGAAAGTAACGAAGATAATTTTGATGAAGATGAGTTTTTAGATTTCCAAAAAGTTAACGGATCTTTAGGTCTAATTGAGGAAGAGTTAAATAAACTTCTTGGTGATTAATATTTATCGTTATGAGTAAGTTTAAAAATTATAGTGAGAAAAATTTAAGGTTTCTTTTAAGAAGAATAAGACAAGATATCGATCCTTTTGAAAATAGTAATGACCTAATTACGTATAATGGTAAAAAGGGGGTAATGAGTATTTTGGATGACATTGGTCTATCGGCCGATAATGACGATTTGTCGTTTATTTTCGCATTATATAAGATGAATCCAAACTTTGAGACTGAACAAATTAGAATTCCAAAACTACATACTTATGAAATAATCACTAAAAGATATGCAACTATTAGTGTTAAAGAATATTGGAAAAATGGAGTGGAATCTTATTTTGACGACGAAAATGACGTACAGACTTTTGAAGAATGGTTTGGTGGTAATGATTGGTGGGATGGTGAGATGATTGATAGAGATGAATATGAAGAAGAGACCACTGAGACAGAAGTTGATGAAATAAATAAAATAAGTTGATATTTATTAGAAAAATTGTAAAATGAAATTCGGAGAATTAAAATCAAAAATAGAAACTTGTCTAACTGAGTCATATAAAAACAAAAATCTTAAAAGAGATCTTTTTGTTTTTGAAGAATTAGTATTAAAGAATAAAAATATTTCACAAGTATTTTTTCTATACGATGAGTTGTCATCTAATAAGGGATTATCAGAATCTGTAGCAAATGAGTTCATAAATGAATCAATTACCGCTTACGAAAATTTAGTTAATAAGATTACTCCGAATCAAATTAAAGAACTAAAAGCTTGGGTTGGTCACATTAAATGTGAAAACACATACAAGAATATTGATGAATTATTTTCATCAAATGTCTTAACTTTAGAAAATAAGATCAAAAGTAAAAAAACAATTTTAGAATCATTAAAAAACAAAGCACAAGAACAAAAAGAGGTGATTGAAGTTCCTCTTAATTCTATGGTTAATGTTGCTAACAAAACAGTTGAGAAGTATATCTCTTCATTATCAGAGTCAGAACAAAGAGAATTAAAAACTATTCTATCAACACCAAAAAAATCTTTAATTGAGAATTATGGTAAAATGAAAGATGAGGTTATTAATAAACTAAATAATCAAAAAGAAGGGTCTGATTCTGAAACTCAAGAAACAATTACAAAAGTTTTAGATAAACTGCAGACGGAATCATTCAACGAGTTGAACTACTATAAGTTGAAGCAACTTAACGAGGGTCTTTAATTTTCTTGGGATTTTAATTTTTGAATATAAGCTGCCTTTTGAATCTCGGCTCTTCTCTCAACTGAAGGTTTTGTAAATTCTTTTCTGTTAAATAATTTAGCGTTCTGCTTGGTTCTAATAACCTTACCTTTGAGGTCTTTTAATGCTTTTTCAATATTTCCCTTTTTTACTTCTACGTATAACATAAATTTTTAGGTTGTTGATATAAATATAATAATTGGTTACATTTATACAAAAATAAACCTTTAGTGTATGAAAAATATTTATGAAAAAAGGGAAAACCACAAAATTAAGTGGGTATCGCACGTTTAAATCACATTATGGAACAATAGATGCTCAAAACCTAAAATCAATTTACATTAACATTCAGACATGGGTAGAACCCAAAGACGAGGTAGAAAATTGGAACCGAGTCGTGTTAAATATGACAAGATCAGTTAAACACTGTGTATTAGAACACATAAACAAAGAAGTATTCGACACTAAATTCATAGTAGATCTTGATTTACGAACAAGTGGTCTACAACTAAAAAAGAAGTCCTTCATGAATTTAGAAATAAATCTTTTTCTCTTAGAACCTATGGACTTCAAATCACCAAGATTAAAAAAATATGTTAAAAATCTAATCAAAGAAATCTATGGAGATACGATGAATAAAAACAAATACTTCAAATTTTATCTAACAAAAAAGGGAAATCAAAAACCAATAAAGAAAGAAACTGAAACTATTTAGTATTTATAAATAAAATATTAAATGAGCGATTTAAAAATATTAGGTCCGAGAGATTCCGGAAAAGGGATTCTTGTTGAGTACGACGCAGGGTATATAGATCCAAATGAAAGAAGAAATTTATCTATGATTAGAGAAAATCGAGATATGTTGGATCACTCAAAACCATTTGAGTTTTATGCTGTATTACAGAAATACAATACCCCAAATAGAAACGGAAGAGTTTATCCTGAGAAGATTCTTAAGAGAGAGGCAGATAACTATAAAAAAATGATTCAAAAAGGAACTGCTCTTTCAGAGTTAAATCACCCTGAGTCATCTTTAATAGATTTAGATAGAGTATCACACGCTATTACTGATATATGGTGGGAAGGTCCTGTATTGTTAGGTAAATTGAAATTATTAACAAGTCCTGGTTTTCACGAAAGAGGGATTGTTTCCACAAAAGGAGATTTGGCAGCAAACTATCTTCGTCAAGGAGTTACTTTGGGTATTTCTTCTCGTGGGGTAGGATCACTTAAAAAGGTTGGTGAACAAAACGAAGTACAGGATGATTTTGAATTAATTTGTTTTGACTTAGTGTCATCTCCGTCTACACCAGGAGCTTATCTATTTAAAGACCCAAGTGAACGAATGAACTATGAAGAGAATCTTGACGAAGAGAAAAAAATGAATGCTGAAAGACATGTTGGGGAAACCGGAGCAAAATCGCTTGACTTAATGAATAGATTATCCGATTATTTGAATAAATAATAAATTATGGACGAAAAGTATTTTATAGCAAAGATCACTACTGATATCGTAGATAGTGAATCAGGTAAAGTTAAAAAAGTAAGAGAAGAAAAATTGGTTCGTGGGTTTTCGCCAACTGATGTTGAGGCAAAGGTAACGAAAGTTTATGAGAATTATTCTATGGATTGGAGAATCACTGCGATTTCAGAATCAAAGATTGATGAAGTAATCGAAGGTTAAGAATAATAATAATTTTCTGGAAATGGGAAAGGACAAAAATGTCTTTTCCCATTTTTTTTTGTCTCAAATGTCCGTAAAGTGAAATTTTTTAAAACTTATAGATATTTATTTGAAAACTCTTTTAAAAAGAATATGAACAAAAATCAAAATGTAGTAGAAGACGCTCTTTTCCAAATCAAGAATTTGGAGGAGACTCTTAAAGAAAATGCAAAAGGAATACTTCAGTCAACAATGACCGAAGAAATCAAACAATTGGTAAAAGAATCCCTTAAAGAAGCAAAAGACGAAGAGGAGATTGAAGAACAAGAACCTATGGCGGGTGAAGAAGAACTTGACACAGAAACTGAAGTTGAGGACGAAGACATGGACGATGAAATGGGAGCTGAAGAAGACATGGACGATGAGGAAATGGATATGGGCGACGAAGAAATGGACATGGACGACGAAGAAATGGATGTTGATGATGAAGAAACAATTGATTTGACAGATGCGTCAGATGATGAAGTTTTAAGAGTATTCAAAGCTATGGGCGACGAAGATGGAATCGTTGTGAAAAAAGAAGGTGGAAATGTTCACTTTACAGACGGTGATAACGAATATATGATCCAATTAGGAGAATCAGAAATGGACGACGAATTATACGAAATGGAAGATGAATTAGATGAGGAGATGGAAGACGAAATGTTAGAAGATATGGACATGGAGGATGAAGTTGAGGAAACTATCTATGAAATCGTAATGGACGATGAAGACGATGACTCTGAACTTGATGAATGGTCTTGGGGTGGTGCCGCTATGGGTGCTGTTAAAGGCGGTTTAGGTCTTGAAGAAGATGATATGGAAATGGATTTCGAAACTGAGATGGATGAAGAAGATGAAATGGAATTCGGTTATGAAATGAGCGAAGAGGATGACATGGATAT